TTGGAACTTAGTTGTAATGGGGTATATGTAAAAGAGGAATCATAATCAATATCCAATCCTCTTTTGAAAGCAAGTCCTTTTTCGCTAATAGAAGTAAAATCAGAAATTGCTCCTGTATGTGCAATGTTGCTCTGCATTGCCTTTGTTCCTGAGATTTGATTATGTTGTGTAGAGGAATATGGGTCGAAGTATCTAATTGTATTTCCAATAGGCGAGTTTATGATTCTATGACTCAAAATAATAGAACCTGATGTTGCAGAACTTACTTCTCCAATCAATTCCCCACTACTGTTCAAAAGAAGTGTAAAAGGTTTCAAGGTAACATTAGGCGTTCCACTATACGTTATTTGCTTGTTAGCATTAGTTCCACTTGTAGTTACTGCAACTTCTGATATCCCAGTTATGGTAGAATGATTGGTTATTATTGGGGCTAAAGTTGTTTTTATAATATCAGAATGTTGAGTCAAGGTTTTATCTATTGTAGCCCCTAAGAACTTAGATGTATCATCTCTACCCTCAAACTTGAAAGTGGTAAAACCATCAGAAGTAGTAACATCTATGGTATCTACTTCACCGTTGAATACATCTTCGGATATGGAATACTTTCCTTGATAGTAATACATCCTACTTGCAGAAACAGTTGATTTTTGATAAAATGTCTTATCAGCATCTATAATCTTAGCATATTTGTTATATTTATCAGCATAGTCAATTTCTATTATATGACTATTGTAGAGTAAAGGAGTAAACTTTGCCTTGTGTATTTTGCTATCTGATTTAGCAACACCAACTCCATCCATAGTGAGGGTCTGAAAGTTACCGTTAGCATCAATCTTAACTTCTGCATCAGATTCAAAATCAACATTCAAAACACCAGTGTAAGGCGTGAGTTTCATTGGTTTTCTTATTATTGTAAAACCTGAAGAGTTTCCAGTCCAAGTCTTTGACTTAATTAGTTTGTAATCCTTTACAGTAAAACTCTGTTCAGTATCGCTTGTTTTACTCCCTACTACATTAACAACTAAGTAATTACCATCTATTTCTACTATATCATCAGTAGACAGTATGTGTTTCAAATCTAATTTACTGTTAAGTTCAGACATTGTTATTGTTTGATTATTACTTGTTGCTAATCCAAAGTAGTTCTTTTTAGTGAATGACCCATTATGTAAGTTTCTTCTTACCTTTAGAACATCTCCTTCTTTTATTTTCAAGTGGTTAAGACCACTATTATCAGAAGTTTGTATTCTTGCAAGTTGAGATAACTTATTCTTAGGGCTATTCAGAGAACTACTTGTTATAGGTTCTACTTTATTGTTCTTGAAATTCGCCTTCTCAAATGTGATGTATCTATTAGGCCCAGTAAGTCTACCATCAGAAGTAACGGCAGTATCAGAAAGCAAATCAAGTGAGTGCCTTTTCATTTTAGGAAATGCAGTATTCCATCTTATTGGGTCAAAGTTATTATCCGACTCATCTGCTGTTTTATTTGAATCTACGATAGTTGCACTAATAGGACTATTACCCAAAGAATACACTTTGTTTGAATATTTTGCTTTTGTTTTGAATACGGTGTTCTGTATTGTCTTTCCTATTTTGTATGATTTGTAGTCATGTGTTACACTAGCAACGGGTATAGTTAGTGTTACTCCATTACCACCGCTTAAGGTAACTGATAGGTTATCACTCGTAGTATACCCTGAGCCACCATCAACCACTGTTATTGACTGAACAGATTGTAGATTTCCAATTCCAATACTTCCCAATGTAATATTCAATATTGCTCCACTACCACTACCACCAGTAGGATTGTAATTACCACTAATACAACCATTAGGAGTTCCACTTTGACTTGCAGTGCCAACAGTTGCGATTTCTGATTGTGTTGCAGTGAAGGAAGATAATGCAACTCTTGCGAAGTCAATAGAAAATACTCCGGCAACGCCAGTATCCTTCGCTTTCACGTTACCAATGAAAACATCATTCTCATCAAAAATGGATTGTCCTTCTACAAGTTTCGCCCTATCTCCTGTTGGTGTTAGTAAGAAACCCAAAGTAGGAGTTGTTGATGAGTATTGAGTATGAGCAGAAATAGCACTGACATTTATTTCAGTCGAGTATCCCCACCATCTTTCAGAAGTAGCAGTATACTTTTCCTGATAATCCAGTTGGTCTTTCTCATCTAATCTATCATTGTAGAAGTAGAACGTTGGTCTTGTCGCTCTCTGAGATACATCATACTTTGAGGTGTTAGCATCAGTATCACCCCTAAGCCCGTAACTTACTGCTACAACCGATGTATCTGTTTTGGATGGCCCTTTGTAAATCTCAAAATTACTATTAGCGGCAATAGAAGTAGGGTATGATGGCTCAAACTCTACCCCATCACCAAACTCATCAAATGCCGTTATTCTTGTTATCTTAGCAAAATGAGGTCTTATTCTATTTGTTCCCGCCGTTGTTAAATCAGGGTTTATCAGAATAAAGTAGTCATAATTATCAATATCCAACCCAATAGTTTGAGTAGTATCCGATGTAGCATATCTGAGTTTTTTGTTATTATCAGTATAGTTGGATTGAGCATCAAACACCTTTACCTTGAATGAGTTAGTTTCATCTCTGTTCTTAGCATATGTATCTAATCCAGTTCCCGTTGGATATACCCTGTTCACTATACCACTTGCGTTATCATTTGATATCCCAGTTACATGAGATGTATTTCTAATCTCAATAAAGTTAGCAGAGTTTACCCAAGAGGTAGATGTCGTAGAGTTCTCGTATTCTAAGTTAGTAGTTTTGAATTGTGGATTCACTGATACGTTGCTAAAAGCATCTCCTTGTGTGAACTCTGTTGTTCTACTTTCATAGTTACTTGTGATATCAGTATCCTTCTTACCCACGTTTATGGGATAAAACATTCTACCGATTGAAGTGCTTGTCGTACCCATTTCACTCACCAAACCTGAAATAAAAGAAAATATTACTATAACTTGGACTCAATGTTTTTTGTGTCGTGGTGTTTATCGAGTTTCCCTTGTGTAATGCTATCTCATATAATTCACCATAGAACTGCTCGCTTATAGTTCCACTACCGCATATTCTGATATCACTTGGATGTATCACAACTGTTGATTCAGTATGGCTCATTGAAGCAACTAGATTGTTATTCAAGTATATCTCGGCAGCATTTGGTAAGTAAGTGAATGATATCTTATACATCTGCTCCAAGTAAAGGGCTTCTTTCAATTGGGAGATATATGCTGACCCAATAGATGCAGATTGAACTTGACTCATTGTTAATGTTCCGGCATTAGTATCAATAGAAACAACCTTCCCAATTGAAGTTCCTGTTTGGTCAAACAGTTCTGTTCCTTTACCTACTTTGTTAACATTTGAAGAAGTATCAAGTTCTATCATTGAAGTATTGGAAATATCTCTACTTGCATCATCTAATTTAGTCAGAGAAGTTCTGCTTCCTTCATAGTATCCATATGGGTCATAGTATCCTGTTAATCTGTTCTCTGCTTTGATAACTGTATCAGTTTCAAGTTTGATTGTATCTCCACCAGTTTTCTTAAACTCAGCAACAATCTTGTATTCAGCAGGTTGATTGTAACTGTTATCTGTTGTGTTCTCTAAATACAATTTTACATTCGTATTGTGAAACAACATCATCTTCAAGGGAGAATCAGTATACTTAGTTCCGCTTGATGTTCCTAATATGCTTGTGCTTTGATATGTGCTACTTCTATTGCTTAGAGTATCGCTAGGATAAGGAGGGGTTTTAGTAGAATCCAAAACACCAAACTCAGAAGCACCCGTCTTAGCAGAGCCATTTACATCATAAGGAGTTACTATACATTCCAAAGAAAAAGGCCCAGTGTGATTCCACATCTGTATGTTTCTTGTGTCTGATATCGTAGAAGCAGTTGGAGTGTTTGTATCATCTCCTGAACCACCAACAGTACCGGAAGTTCCTTCTATCTGTGTTACCGTTTTATCGTAGTCTATCTCTAAATACCCTGATGAAAGAAGTGGGAAGACTAATTTGTATGGACTACCAACATACGCATTTACTACCATCCTTATCCCTCAATCCAAGAAGTTATCCGCTACCACCATTGCTTCCTCAAACTCCAATTGAAATTGAACTGCCGGAAACTCTTGACCACTTACAGTAGTTGAGAATGAACGAATAAATCCTGATATTCCAAGAGATGTTTCACCAGTTTCATTGGCTGAGTATTCCTTGAAGTATGTTTCACCACCACTCACATTTGAAGTAAATGTGTTATCATACTCTCTATTTTTCCAAGACCATGATATCAAAGGCAAATCTCCTATATCCGTATCTGCATTTACGTTAGGATGATATTGGAAATTATGGTCAACCCTACTTGGGATTAATATAACCAATTTGTTTATGTTTTGGTCATCTTGAAATGAACTCGCATCTGCGTATGAGTGAATCAACTGGGCTAATTCAAAGGAAGTTAGTTTCGCTTCTGTTTGCTCTCCGTCTTCATCCTTTCTTTTGAATATGGTTTGGTCAACTAAAAAACCACTAACACTAACAGTTTTTTGAGCCATACCCACATCCATTGCAACATTCAATGACTCTCCACGAATTGCTCCTGAAAATGGGACACCCATGTTGAATACTGTCTTACTAGTTGAAACTGTTACATCTGTTGCAAGAAGAGATATTCTATTTTCATGACCTGCACCAATGGAGTTTCTTCTTTGTAGTTCTAAGAAGACTCTGTAATTTGGTTCAGCCATCAGAATCTACCTACCGTATGTGCTTGTCTGTTCATCTGTAAATTAATCTCTCTTGCTACTTTACTGGCTATATCTCTTATCTCAGTATCAGAAGCACCGACTCTTCCGTTAACGTGAACGTTGATTGTTCCACCACCCATTCTTCTACTTTCAGCGTTAGAATGAACTCTTGCTCCTGAAGGTAATCTAACTAGTTCAGGCCCACGTTCTCCGACTAATGCTAATCCTCCTCTACTTATCCCACCAGTAGAAAATTGCGGAACTTTTCTTCCAAGTATTTTACCATCTTTTCCTCCAATAAATCTGAATATTCCATTAATTGCTCCTATAACCAGTGCTAATATCAAACCAAAGGCAGTCGCTAATAACCCTGTTAAAACTTGGAATATTCCTTTTAACATTCTAAGAAGACCTTTTCCTAAAGCCCCTCCATCTCCCGCAAATGCTGCCTTGAACACATCAACAAAACCGCCAAAGAAATTTATGAACCCCTTGAACATTAAACCTACAAAGTCGAACTTTTCCCGTAATTTATCTAAGTTCTTTTTCACTTCTAATTTCTTTATGATGAATATTAACAGGGCAAGAGCAGTAACAATTAGTAAAAAGTATATCATGAATTTTCCAAGAACTGCCGCACCTACTAAGAAAAATGCCTTAATCTTCGTTGCTATTGGAGCGAGTGCGTTTACTATCTTACCCATACCCCTACCTGCTCCTTTAACAAATCTATTTTGGAAAACTCCTGTTCTAGCAAGACTGTTTCGCATATTATCAAAAGTTCCTGAAAATCTTCCTCTCATACCGACCCTTGCATTTCTGACATTATCTCTAATTCCCATCATAGTATCAGAATTGTATATTCTATCAGCGAGCCTACCTGTTCTTGTGTTTTCAAAACCTACCGGAGCAAGAAATTTTCTTGGTCTGTCAAATACTTCACCTAACATTCCCATAGTGCTTAATTCACCCGAAGCCATTCGGGACATCATACCCGGCCTCATGGCTTTTACAAGTCCCTTTTGAGCCATCTTAACTCTACTAAGGGCTTTACCAAAAATAAAATTATATTTTTCTAAACCCTTGCCCTTTTCTGCTTGTTCAAACATTATAGCCATAGGAGTATTCATCTTTTCTGCATCTGTCATAGCCATCTGTTCTTTCAGATATTTATACGACTCAGCCAAGTTTTCATTCGCATCTATTGTTTCAAGAATGGTTTTATTCGCTTCGGCTTGATTCTTGTGATACATATTCACTACGTTACCAATAGCACGAATTTGATTCTGAACTCTCCAAGCACCCGTACCCGAAAGGATACGACTTATTGTTGTCCAAAGTTGGCTCTGATTAGCCAACTCCCCAAAGGCTTGACCTGTTCTTGTAATGGATGTTTCTGCTCTATCGAATGCAGTTGCGAGTTTACCAAGATTTTGTATTGGCTCGTCTGTCATTCTTTTTCATCTCCTTATCTAATTCTTTACTCTTTAACTGTTCTACCTCTGAATGAACTTGTAGCATCTCCATCATTAGTTTCATTGGAGAGTTTTGTGCTATCGCAGGGTCTACATGAAAGACACTGCAATAGGTATACAATATGACTCTAAAAGCAATGGCAGGTTCTACTTCTCTACCTGATAACGCTTTACGAATCAAATTGCTTTTTTTGTATCCTCCTCCTGTAAATCAAAGAATGGATTTGGGAGGACATCTTTCAACTGCGCCCCAACATAGGGGCTTAGTCTGAGCAATTCTAAACTAGTAAGGTGCGGTTCTGTTTTTTCTACAAACTCTTGACACATGAACTTATACATCTTGTTCAAGTCAAGTTCCATCTGTCCAGTATCATCAACTTTCATCACAGATGATAGTGCTTGTTCTACTTGTAGCCAAGTTGGTTCTTTTACCCAAACTTTTAGCACTTCATCTGAATCAGGACTAACCTTCAACACATGGCAATCGGTGTTTACTGTCGCAAACAAACTGTTCTTATCACTTACTATTTTTTCTTCACTCATAATATCTTTCCACCTAACGAAAACCAACAAACAAACAATGTTGGTGGAATGTAATGAACTGTATAGGGATTCTATTTACTTTAGAAATCCCCCTATACTCCTGATGCAGATTGTAGTATCTTCCAATCTCCTTGATATGTTGCCGATAAATCCCTCGCATTCAAAGTAACTTCTACCTCTACTGCTCCTTTATCTTCGGGAAATGGTATGGTTACTCCTTGTGTAATGTAGTTTGTAAATTCTAATTCAATATAATCATCTTGAGTAGTATTGTTATCTAAATCCTTAGCAAACTTTAGGCTGAGTTTTTCTGCTGCACCCAATGACTCTCCTTCTTTTCTTAGTTCATCCCAAACCTTTGAGTCTGTTATCAGCATTGTCAATTGAATATCGTATGTCCTTTGTGCCGGAATATGAGCAGACATAACTTGCCTTGAAGATTGTCCTATGAATCTCTGAGGAGTTATGTTGTTTGCAATTGTGACACTTCCTGACTTTACTCTTGCAATAGTCTGACCATACAACTTTATGTGTCCACCTGAGAAAAGATATGGTCTGTTATTGGTATCCTCAGAATGGTAGTTGAACAGAGAAGTGTTCGTGCGAACATTTCTTCTTGGAGTGTAACCTATTGGTGCATCAAAAGCCCTTCTTGTAACCAAGTCTAAACTTGTCTTCAACTCTTGACCTTCTTCAAAGTTCATGGTCATACTGTTTACCTGACATCCAGTGAATACCTTTGCATAGATATCCTTGATTGGTTTTGCAGTAGCATCGTCTGATGTTCCCTCTGAACCAACATAATATTTGTCACCTGCTAATCCTGTCTTCTCATAAGTAAGTTCCAATGCGAATGAAGGCAATGAATCTCCTTCGTTGGGAACAAATGTGTAAGTGAAGTATCCGGCTGAACCCTCAGTTACCATTTTCAAATCACCTATGCTTGAAGATGGAGGATATTCCTTTCCACCAATTACTCTAACAATCCTATGATTAGTAGTATCCAAAGCGTATCCATTACCTGATAGGCTTCCACCTCCACCTAATGTGTGATATGTTCCACCTCCACTAGCCCCATTTGCAACAGTGTAATCTCCTAAGACATAGTAAAGCCATGAACCATTATTCATCGAGATATCAAGAGAACCACCACTAACGGTTTCTCCCTTCTTGAATTGGTATCCGAAGTTTCTGCTTCCACCCAATGCAAGGTTGAGTTGTCCTATCTCTACATCTACTGATGGTGGGTTTATTGTGTTAACCAAACCTAACCAGTTATCAGCCAACAATGTGGGTTTTCCTGTTATTGCGTTAGGAGCAGGGGATGGTGAGCCAAAAGATAGAATTGTAATATCTATTCTATCGTCTGCGGTATCTCCAAGAGCCTCTGCAAAAGTAATTGAATTAGTAGTGTTGCTCTTTATCATGTATGTTCCACTAAATTCTGAATCTACTGTATTAACGACTTTCGCCATACAACCAACATACAGATTAGGAACTAATGACATTGCAACACTCTCAAGAGAATCAGCCTCAATAATATCAACGGTAGTAAAAGGAGTGCCGGAAAGGTCACAATTAGGCAAATATATGTCACATTCAGGTATCATTGTAGCAGATGCACCTGCTCCGGTAAACACCTCATCAGTCAATATTGCGGTTGTCGTCATATGCTTCTCCCCATTCTCTTCATCTCTACGCTTAGTTTGTAGCCCAATAACCTTTTCTTTCTATCATTGGCTTCACTCCTACTTGTTAGTTTGATTACTTCTGCACTATCAGTAAAAGTTGAGCCTCCCGATGTAGTTGTTATGGTAGGGCTAAGAGAGTTTGTCTCAAGAATGTGTCGCACGATTCGATATAGTATTCTGAGTCTATCTCTTGAAGTTGTATTGTCGGGAAAGTCCCTTCTATGTAATACTCTTATGTGTATTGTGAAGGTAAATGTTTCATTTCTAACTGCATAATCAATAGTAGGATAAGTAGTGGAGGAACTGTCTTCAAAGATAACAATTACATTATTTGAATCTGCATCTACCCTTCTTCCTTCTTGTGGCTCAATCGAGCGAACATCTATGATTTTAGGAACAGGTAGGTTAGTTGCAATCTTACCACTGTTGTATAGTGATAAAGCAGAAGCACTCCAATTATCAGAAAGAAGCCTTTTCACGAATGTAACTTCATCAAGGAGTTCTGCCATTTACTGCCTCCACTGCTTTTTCTTGTACTTTTAACACAAAAGCGTCTACTGCGTGTTTGAATACTTCCTCATCACTTAGAGAGAACCCTGCTAAACCTACTTCGTTTAGTATCTCATTCCTTTCTTGTTCCCTTTTCAGAATCTCATTAAAGGTAGAAATTAGGTTCGTCATAGTATCACGTTATGAAATGGATTATGTTTTTCTTGCCGTCAATTATCTTGTTTGCTTCCTCAAGAAGAATATCATGCTTAGTTTTCAAATCTATATTTGATTCTGTTTCAGCAATCATGATTGAGTTATCGTCATGTCGTATTACTTCCGCAGCCACAAACTTAGTCGCTGCTTCATGTATTGGTGCAGGGACTCTACCATCACCTGCAACATATGCAACTCTGATTGAATGGTTAGTAACATGAGGGTATTCTTGATAGAAGAATATCTTACCTTCTTTCTTCATCTGCCAAAAGTCCCTTGTTCTTCCTGAGTCTTGATTACCAGTAAATGATTCAATAGTCCCAAATGTGGATGTTATATTACAGTTAGAACCATCGTTACCCAATAACAGTGAAGATATTACAACAGTATCTCCATTCTCAGAATCAACAGTTGCATAAAAGAAATCAGATATGCTCACTGTATTAGTAGTGTCCTTTAGGGTCTTACGAGCAGTTTCTCCTGTAAACCTCGCAGTCTTTGCAGGGAATCTCTCATTGATTGCATCAGAGAGTTGGCTTGCGGTTGTGCTTGAACCAAAGTTATCGTAGAAGTGAGTTCCCTCTACGAGATTGAAAGTGTAAGTTCCGGCAGTAAGAGATATTGTCCATGCACCATTTGTAACAGAAGCAGGGAGAGTTAGTCTAGCAGTTGCAGATGCTAAGTCAACATACCTATCACCTTGCCAAACTTCTAATCGAACTAACTTCTGAATCTTAGGTTGTGATAGTTGAATAAAACCCACATAATCACGATAAGGCTGAACAGGGTATGAACCCTTATTCCATCCATCAAAAGAATAGAACTCCTCATGGTGTATTATTGGTCTGAATGATTGTTTTATGCTATCATCAATCTTTTCCTCTACTCTCTTGATTATCTTACCTACTTCTGCTCTTGTAGGAGTAGTAGTATCACTGAAAGCACTTATTTGTAGAAGGTTAGATACATCGGTATGTGTGGTATAGTGTCCATTCCCTATTGCATAGTTTACGTTAATATCTGTAAAATCACTTGGGGAACGAACTTTGCTCATTTCACATACTTCCTATTAATTCCTTCAAAGCCATATATTCGTTATAAACAAGTTGTAATTCTTCTTGGTCATCCTTATCGGTTCTACTGGCTCTTTCTTTCTTCTGTTTATCTGTGGTTCTAACTCTCGATTCGCTAAATCTTCCACGCTTGAACTCTCTACTCGACATTCCATCTAACTTAGTATCAATGACCATTTTCTTAGGAGCATTTGAGGTGTATTTGATTATTGGAATGTATTTATTTGTAGTCATTTTAAACTCAACAGACCTTCCTGTTTTTTCATCCTTATACGTTTGAAAGTTTCCTTTTCCTTTTAGAGCATCTAATACATCTTTTTGTAATTCTTCCAAGATTAAGTCTTCTCTCCTTCCTTCTTGCAAAAAGAACTGACCAACGTTAAGCCCTTCTGTTATCTTAGAGTTATTTACAAGTTTACGTAATTGTTCCATGTCTTTTATCATAGCATCGTGATTATCATAAACAGGTTCATAGTCCACAATCTCAGTGACTATCTTACCTTTTTTATCCCTTACAGGATTACCGTCTTTATCATAAACAGTTTGTTCTACCCCAATAGGTTTTATTTTAGGTTTTACAAGATATTCTTGTGTATTAAAATCATAACTTCTTACTTGAGGGTTTATTCTCTTTGGTTTATTTCCAGTAAATAATTCAAACAGTTGGTCATCAAATGTATTAGTTACTTCCGCAGATTGGACATCTGCTTGTTCAGGATTATCTACGTTGTATTTATCATCTTTTATACTAGATACCAAATTAGACAATAGTTCTACAATTTCCTTTTTTGATTTAGAAAATATGACTGTCATAAATTTTTCAAATGTTGACTCTGAACCATAACTACTCCATTGATTTTCAATATAATCTAATAAGTTATCAATCTTCATAAGATGTTCAGAAATTTTTCTTGCTTGGTTGGCAACTTTCTTATCTTGTTCACTACCTGCTCCTTTAGTTAACCAAAGAATAAAGTCCTCTTCATCTTTCCACTCTTTTCTTTTCAGCGTTATAGTAGCAGTTCCTATGGGCATCTTGTTTTCTCTTGGGGTAATGAAAGAAAGGATAGTGTCTTTCAATACTGATTTTCTCTGTGAGCGAATAATATCAAGTAATGACTTCTTATCAGGTATCTTTACGTCTTGAATAGCATTCCAAACATCTTCCATGTTTTCATCTCTGCTATTAGAATTGAAGGACTTCTTCTCTCCAAACACAAATAATTCATATTTACCACCATCTAAAACTACAAGAGATACTAGTTGGTCAACGGGTTGTCCATAGTTCTCTGCTTTAGTTAGCATTTTTTCTTCAATGCCTTCCTCAGTTTCCATATCTGAACCAAAGTCTTCTAATGCTTGTTCCTCTGCTTCTCTATCTAATCTCTTGTCTTTTTCCTTCTCAGTTTCTTTTTCTTTACCTTCAAAAGTTGATTTAGTTGCTCCACCCACATTAAATTGAAACGAGCCTGTACCTATTGTTCCATATCCTTCTTTCTTGAAAATCTCTTTGAAGTATCCTTCTGTATCAATAGTTATTTCTGCACCTGAAATAGTAATATGCTTCATTAGTATTGATGGATAGAGTGCAGGTTCACTTCTATCAAATGCTCCTAACAATCTACTGCTTCTTGCATCATATTTTTTTTCTCTTCTTTTCTCAGCAGATTTCTTATCTTTTACATTATCATCAACATCAGTGTCATCTAATCCTTTACCGTATCTCTCTCCCAACAACTTGCTAACTTTCAAATCATTCCTCAAATCTAAAAGTCTAATATTTTGTTTTGCCATCTCTTTACGAAAATCTTCAGAAAATGCTCTATTTTTACCTGACGAAGTAACGTAATTCGTATTCTCAAGCATATTAACTAATTCATCTAACTGTGCTTTCTCTATTTTACTAAAATACGAGTCAAGATACTTTTCATATTCCTCTTCATCAAATTTCAAATCTGTTCCTCGATAATCAGAATTATCCAACGAAATTAATTTTCTAGTTAGTCTACGAACTCCTTTCATTGCAGATGTGTTAGAAACACCATTAAAGATAAAGGCAGTAAGGGTTCTAAATAACTCATCCTCATTAAACAAGTCATCAGCAGATTGTTTTTTCTTTTCGGGTTTAAGAATAAATCCAACCTTTAACCCGTCAACAACTCTACTTGTTATTTTTATCTCTACCATCCATCAGACCCCATCCTATGCTAACCACTTAGCCCATGCAACTGCTTTACCTAGTCCTGATGCTAAACCTAATCCACTTTGCGGTGGGGTGTATGTTGGTTGGCCTGTTGCGGGGTCAATCCAATATGGATTGTTCATACTATCATATCCCGAAGGAGGAACAGGATATCCTGATTGGTTATTGAAAGCCATTTGTTGTTGCATCATGGTGTTATTCATGCTAGTAGCCATATTACCACCTTGTATCTGAGAAGGGTCTAATCCATTCGGGTTCATACCCATTGGAGTTGTTGTGGGTTGTGGTTGAGAAGGAGAAGAGAAACCTTGTGCTTCAAGATACTGTTGTTTAGCCATTCTTCTTTGCATAACAACTTCACTATTTATTGCAGTAGCCAAAAGATTAGCCAAATCTAAATCAATGTTTTCCTGAGTTATTGATGTAAACTCAGCAAGTGCTTCGGGGGCGATTGCTAGATTACCGCTTGAACTCTGATTGAACTCTAATTTAGTTAGCATCTGACTTACTGAACGTGTTACTACGTCTTCAATTAATTTCTCCAAAGCACCTAAAAATGCTTCTCCATGATACTGGAAGAAATCTTCCACATGATTCTCTTGTAGTGTTAGTAAGTTGTTCATTGCTTTGAAATTACTTTGTTGTTGACCCTGTATTTGGGTTGACAATGAACTGTTGCTTGTTCCGAATAGTCCCATTATTCTACATCCTCCTCGTCTTGTGCTGATGATACCCTAGTGCCTTCGGCTAATAGTGTTTTCATCCTACTATTGATTCCATTAGTTTCTATGATTAATCTGAACAACTCTTCTTCTTTAGTTTCTACTAAAGCAACAGGGGGTTTGATAGTCCAACCCAATGATGTTAGAGAAGTAATATCTTCCTGTTTTAGACCAGTCATAGGGCCACTTGCTAAAGGATTCAAACTTCTTGCAGATGGGATGTAGGCACTAAAAGAAAGCCCATGTTCTTCTGCAAGCATTTGTTGTTCTAACATTTCATATTGTCTGTGTATCTGAGCGTGTTTCTCACAATATGTTCCTCTCATTGGATATCCTTTACGCACTTTATGTAAAGGAAGGGGTGGCCTCATTGTGTCACCTGCTTCCCAATTCTTTTGTGTTCCACATACCACACATCTATCTTTTATGTTGTATTTGAAACCGTATTTTATTCCTAACAGTTTTTTCTTTTCAGGCATAAGCACTTTGATGATTTCTTTCAATTGTTTCTTTGGCTTAACGCTTTTGTACTCATAAAGCATGACTGAACCTGCCGCTCTTGCAGCAGAAAGTCTGTCTAGGAATGGGTTCATTCCTGTATTTGCTGACTGTGCGCCAATTAAACTAGGTGGCTGAAATTGCATAGACATATCATCTCTCCCTTAGTAGTCCTTTATGATTGTTAGGATTCCTCTATATACCATCTCTGAATCAGATTTAGCACTTACAATGTATTTATGGACAGGTATTCCTTTGTCGTTTAACTTCTGCATTCCGGGTTTAAATGACTCAAATATAGGGTGCTTATCCATGTCTCCATTGTAGTCATATTTATCCTTCCACAAATCATATTTGTTAGCCCAAATAGATACTGCTATTGGGTAATCATGAGGCTTCTTTTTCTTTTTTTTCCCCATTAATCCACCAATAGTGCCAACTCCATTTACGTTCCAATAGGATGAACAAATAGTATCAACTAAAAATGTCCAACATAGTTGTTGTTCTATATCGTAATGCTTATCCATATGTCTATCATCTATCATGAAAATAATATATTTTACATTACGATTACGCATATCTTCTAGCCATTCATTCCAATAGACAGTTTCTCCTCCAACGTCAGCAGTTTTTACAGTATGAGCATCACCATCAAGTTTTACATATTTTCTTGTGGCTCGATGTAAACCAACTGTTCTATCAGTAATAGCAGGGACTTCCCCTCTTGTTCTAAGTTGATGATGTAGTGTCGTTTTACCTACTTTACTTGCACCATACACACCAAAAGGTATAGAGTGAAGACGTTGATACATCTTGTTCATAGCCTCAACTATGAGTATGGCAAAGCCCGTCATCACGGACATTAGACTCTACCCCCATAAGTGATTCCAAGCAGAGACAAACCCATCCCAAAAGATAGAGTATAGATTAACACCGAACAACGGCAAAGCATGACCTATTAGAAAAGTTCCTACTGAAATGGCTGCACCCCAAATGTAGAATCTTGCTCGCAGAAACCAAATATCAGCAGAATGCGCTCTTTGCAAGTCATACGCTAATGTGGATTCATCGAATCCCATTAGGATTTCTCCGACCATACTCTAACCTCACTCTTGGAACTGCGTCAAGAATGTAGGGCTTAGAGTGTTGTCGTTTACTGGTTGAACCATAACATTTTGTTGCAGTTGTTGTTGATTCTGATAGTATGCCTGTTGGAACTGAACTAAGGATTCTCTTACCCTCTTTCTGTTTTCTTCGTCATTTGCCTTTCTATTCCAATAAGAATCTATTCTTCGTTTTAGCAAGAACTCCTCTATAAAATCGTTAGCAATTAAATCCAATATTACTTTCAGTATCATTATACCACCAACAGTGCTAACTCCAAATAATACTGCATGGGCTACTCCGCTATATGGGAAAGAAGTTCCCACTAAGGCGTATACGTAAATGTTCAATCCACTTACTGCTCCAACAAAGAGCATGGTCATTATTAATCGTGTATCTGTGTCTATAACTGGCAAGCAATCAACTCCATGTACAAGAGTATGCTCCCCCTGAACCACTCAATATTGCCGTAATACCTGTTCCCATTGCTCTCCCATGCATATCGAACTCTTGTGTTGTATTAGCGGTTATAATTAGTCGTGCAACCTCATCAGCAGAACCAGTACCAGTTGTGCTATCGTGGTCGTATATTTTCAGAGTTGCAGTTCCAGTAGAAGTAAAATGAACACTGTTCAACTTACATTTACCTACATTCAATACTGCACTAGCGGTTCTAACTGGGCTACCCGCTACTCCACCTACCATCATTCCACTTCCTTCTTAGTGGTTGTTTTCTTAGCAGGTTCTTTTTTGGTTGTTTTAGGAGCAGGTGTTTTCTTTTCCGGTGTAACAGTCTCAACAACTGTTTCAGTGACAGTCTCAACAACCTCCTCAACTTTCTTCTTAACAGTGGTCTTTGCTTTCTTAGGATATAGAACGTTCAAAACATCTGCACCCTCATCTAAGCCCAAATGTTCTCTAATCGAAACCAATCTATTTTCAGGCATACTCTTGATATCTTTCTTATCACTATCAATAAACTCTACAATCATTTGCTCGTCACCTAAGTAAAGTGCAGCAATTCTTGCAGGTATTTCAACAGGTATTTCGTTAATAGAATATACCGTTTCACCTGCACCTTGTATTACTATGTCGCCTCTTGTTCTGTGTTCTTTCAATCTAATATAAGCCATGTTATTACCTCTGTTTGTGTTAGGCAGTAACCCCTGCCCCATACTGTCGGGGCAGAGGCTACTACTTTACGTTTTTCAGATTTACTTACTTATTCAGTGTTAAAATCAAGCACTCTTTAGGTTGGTAATCTTACCTTGTCCCTTGAAGAAAGAGCAGCAAGTCTCGCCCATAGTGCGGTACATACCCTGATTCCCTAGTTTGCCAACACCGAATGGGTTTCCACTAGTGATACCATCCTCAAAGTATTGGGTTGGTTTCATAACAGATAGCCATAGATGGTCAGTATCAAGAATCAGTATGTCACTAATCCTGTTACTTGTTGACTTACCAGTAGAAGGCATATCCTTTGCAGGGATAATTGGGATGTCATAGTATGTTGCAACTCTGAATCCAACTTCCTGTCCTTTTACACCACGAACTCCGTTGTGGGTTGGAACAACCTCTTTCCTGTCCATAAATCGCTCTTGGCTTTGTAGCAAGTCAGCAATCTTTTGGATAGTATCGTATCCGGTAATGATAACCTTCGGGTTTCCACCATTCTGCCTTAGTCTGCGAATCATGTCGTTTAGTATACTTAGAGTTAGTACACGGCAACCGCCTGATGTGTAGTTTGCTCCGAAGTCAACCTCTGCATCAAGGAAAGATGCAACACCAGTGTAAGTATATGCTCCACTTCCACCGGATGTATTGACAGTTACAGTTCTCTCAGTTCCAAAGATACTGGTTGCGTCAGCAAGTTGTGCTGCCGTACCGTTGTTTGTTTGGTTGTGGTAGAATACGTCATCGTCAGCCATTTGAGCGATTTCTGCGGCAGATGAAACAATCTTTAGTAGAGAAGTGTAGTTCTTCTCAATACCAGTTGTTCCGTTCTCCGAGTATTTCTCAAGAGGCATAACTAGCATCTTGCTCTGAACTTCGGCGTGTAGTTTACCCATGTCTTCTCTTACGATAGCACGAATATCACCAACACCGTCATCAATTGCAGCAAGTTCCATACCAAGTTCTGAGAACTCAAACAGATGTGCAATGGTCTTAGGGCTAACATACAACTTGGTGTACTCAGGTGCAAGTGCAACAAAGTCAGTACCAAGAACTGCGTTCTCAGGAACACCACCAATGGTATCTGCTCTTGGGGTTGCTGCGTTTGCAGACGAAATGTTTGCAGTTACAGCGTTAGAACCAGTAGCGAACTCTGAACCACTACCACCAATAGGTCGGCTCTTTAGAACTCTCCAACCGGAAGATGTGTATGGCCTCTTAGCCAACATAGCAAGAGGGTTAACTTCCTGATTTAGCATTGACCAAACTTTCTGTCCATACAGAACGTTGTAAAGGTCGCCAAGACCAGCAGCAGCAGTAAATGGGTTACTGGCTGCATCGTGAGGAGTTCCAAATCCTCCAACAACTCCACCCGCTTTGAGTAGAGCATTACCAGTGTTTCCACCGTATCCGTATGTTGCTGCTTCTAAGTCTTTCATTGTCTTAATGTATCCTGACATATTTAATCACCTCTTGTTAATGCGTGAATATCTTCCCAAGACATCTCAGCCGCCGCCTCGATGCTTGTTGGCATTCCATCAGGTAGAGCAAATGCTACTTCCTGTGCCTTCCTAATTTCTGAATCCTTTTCGGATAGGGACTTGCGTAGTTCTGCAAACTCTGTCTTTAGAGCCGCTACATCTGAGCGAGCATCGTAAGATGCTTTTTCAGCCGCCGCTTTCTTAACAGACAACTCTTCTGTGAGTCGGGCTTCAAACTGCTTGTTGAGAGAATCGAAAGCCATTGCTTCCATTCTATCTGCCTTGAATTTTGCATATGCTTTTTCTACATTCTCAGCCGATAGGTCGAGAGTAGCAAAGTCTGCTCCATCAAGCCCGAAGGACTTTAGTTCAGCAGGTGCAGGTTTTGGGTTTCCTCCCTCTACAACAACTTCTCCGGCTTCGTAGTCTCTTGTTGAATCCTCATCAAGAGCCTTCTCTTCCATGTCCTCGTCTGCCTTGTCCATGTCTTCCTCGTCTGCTTTGTCCATTTCTGATTCATCATCAGCCATAGCCATCTCATCATCTTTGGTATCCATGTAGGCCATTTCGTTCTTCGTTACGTCATCATTTTCTGTTGAAGTAACTTCACTAACCTGCTTCATCAGGTCGTTCAGTTCTTCAAGTGCTTTTTCTAACTTTTCACTCATGTTTTTTTCCTCCATTTTCAAAATGTCGAATTTTGCTTCGGGGTTTATCCCCTTCTCGCAGATTGTAACTTCATGCAGTTCCAACCTGTCTATCTCATTGTATTCACCATACTCATCAGAAGTTCTTTGCTTCTTTGAAATGGCTTGTCCTCCAATACTAAAGGAACGTAGAGTTCCCTTTCTAATTCCTCTTGAGATTTCT